GGACTATCAATCGTTTGTGACTGATTAACTTCGTCAGGTGTCAGCGCGTGCTCTTGGGTCAGCGTCGGACTATCAATCGTTTGTGACTGATTAACTTCGTCAGGTGTCAGCGCGTGCTCTTGGGTCAGCGTCGGACTATCAATCGTTTGTGACTGATTAACTTCGTCAGGTGTCAGCGCGTGCTCTTGGGTCAGCGTCGGACTATCGATCGTCTGCGACTGGCTGACACTATCCACACTTAAAGATACACCGCTGCTGATCGTTGGACTATCAATCGTCTGCGACTGGTTAACTTCATCAGGCGTCAGCGTGTGGTCTTGGGTCAGCGTCGGACTGTCAACGCTCTGCGACTGATTAACTTCGTCAGGTGTAACGGTTGCGCCGCCTGCTACCTCGCTTATAGCAAAAGCAAAAAGCTGTGCATCTTCCGCGCCGCCAGTATTGTCATAACCACAGGTAACATCGGCAGTACCAACAATGTCATAAGTATAAAAAGCCGAGACTAAAGCGCCCATGTCACCCTCGCCACGGTCTGACCAGTTTGGCACTATCGGGCTTATGTTGGTGACTTGTGAATAACCACTTGTTAGTATCTCACCTACAAACGATTCGACGCCGCCGATTGCGAATACCGCTCTCGGGTTTGTTTCACTGCTAGAATCTATTAATTCCTCGGTTACGTTAATTTCGGTATCAGCCGAGGCGGTTAACGTCATTACGACGCAATGTTTACCGGTATTAGAACTGACCGAGATCACACAGTCTTGATTTCCGGTTGGAATTCCTGACCCTAAAAAATATAAGTAGTGGACGGTATGTTCTGCGCCGGTTCCAACAAATCGAGCAACGCGGGTCATAGCGACACCGCCATAAGTCACGCCGGTTATAGTGTCGTTATCGTTAGTACCTTGTGCAACACCAGCCCAAACACCCGACGGATCAGCGACGGGTGTTATGTTCATTGTTACATTGCCGCCGAACCCTGTGAAATTAGCATGATTGTCGTACGCTACAGACATTAGTTAAGCGTTCCACTCGCTGTAATAGTAGGGCAATTAAAAACTACGGTTTGAGGATCGAAAGCGCCTGTTTCCACATTAACGACAACTTCACCGGAATAGGTGCAAGTTTCAAATTCGTCAACCGGTGGTGGTGGCGGTGGCGGTGTGTTTGATGACTCAAAGCATTGTAATTGATCCGGCTCACCACCCGCGCACATTTGATCGCCGTTAAAATAAATAACCTCGGTGTTGATAAAAGTAACTAGATTGTTAGACGCAACCCAATTACCAAACAAATCATATTCAACTATATTGGGTGACGATTCACACACGATCACAATATTGTCACCGTTCATTGCTAAGTCACCGCCGTTAGTGCATCCGCTTACCGAAAATAAAAAATCAGGCGTTATGGTGTTTCTATTACCGCCAGTGTCGACAAACGAGTAAATGCTTGATGATCTTTCATCTAAAACATAAACAATCCCGTTGTGAACGGTTAAACCTTCGATGCCGTCACTGCCAGTTTTGGGGATATTGACAAAAAATCGACGCTCTACGTTGCAATTACTAACGTTAATCACAGACACCCCGTTTTTAGCCTCGTTGACTGTGTAAACCCTGTGGTCGTCTAAATATTCAACCGCCTCTAAATCGCCTCCACTAGCGCATTGCGTTGGACTATCGCTAAAGCTAACCATTCCGCTTTTGTTGTCAACGTATGTCGCGCCGTAAATAGGACTATAAGCGCCGCCCGACAAATCGGTATAACCTGCTAGATTCTGCATTTCGCCAACCGGTTGATACTCAGATACGTCAGCCGCAAGCACTGACAACGGAAACAATAATAAAATCGTTATATATTTAATCATTTTGTTTTTTCACCTTTTCATTGTGTGAGCTAATACAGCGATCTTTGTGATCAGATATTAGGTTTTGTTTAATAATATAATTTAAGATTTGGCTAGTATTATCGGCCATTTTTTCATAATCACCTAGCTGTAACCCTAAAACGTTTTCGCCTGTTTTAGTTTTGGCTAAAACCCAAGTAATAGTTAACAATTCGAGCGGTTTATTTTTTGGAGTATCTAAACAGACAACCGGTTTAGTTTGGTACTTCGTGATCATCACTGGTGGCTTTTTGTAATCGCTGGCGCATCCGTTCAGTGCCAACGTTAGCAAGCTTAACAATCCGATCACCTTTAACTTGTAACAAACGGTCAAAGCGCCCTTTTTCTTTTTTGAAAACATTAAGATCATTTTCTTTTTGCCTCCGCAATGTATCAAATTCTAAATTTATTTGATTAATTGCATTTTGTTGTTCATCAATAATTAATCGGTCTAGCTCTGTTTGCTTTTCTAAATGTTCGACTTGACCAACTAACTGTTTGTTTTGAAGATCAAATTGCTCATTTTTAGAAAGCAGTTTAGCGTTTTCTAATTTTTGGTCGTTGTATTTATCTGTCAAATACCACACTGTGCCGCCAAACAATAAAACACCGACGACGACCAAAAATATTTTGATCCTAGCCGGTGAACCAAACAACCAACCGATCACGGGGTTAAAAACTTTCAATAATACATCAAGCATTTTATTTCTCGTCAATCGGTTGTTTGGTTTGTTCTCTTAACCAAATGATTATTAACCCTACAATCAAGGTTGCTAAACCGTACCCCATCTGTTCGAGATAAAGTTGTATTAAGCCAGCCATATTGATTAACATGCCAAAATTAAAAGTTTTAGATTTCACTCGCTGTTTTATATATTTAACCATAGGTCGATCCTCTCGTTTAAAAACGCTTAGCTCTATTGATCCATCCTTTTAAAAATTTACTTTGCGTTTTGTCGTTTTTAACAATAGCGTTATAGTGCTTGATTTGATTGTCGATAATCGCATCAATCAGTTGCCCGTGGGTATTGGTAAAATCACCAAGACGATTAACGGCGTAAAAACTGCGTTGTCCTAACACCCCATCAACTTTGATTTTAGATCCACAATCAACACATGCTTGCTGTATTATTTTAGCAGCGGCTTTACCTCTCATGTTAACAAACAGATCTAAAGCCTTTCTACCAACAATTAGATCTCTAATATTATCAAGCTTGTAGTGTGACCAAAAATATTTTTTATAAAGACCGACAGCCCTTTCCTTAGTTAAAGCTAAAACGTCTTTTTCCGTAATATGTCCGTCGCCGTCGATATCTTCTTTAGTTAGTTTTAAAAAACGGGTCGAAATACCTAGATTTGTAGCGCCGCCCTTGTCCGCTTTATCGTCAGAATAACCGCCCTCGTTACGTAAAACAAAAAGTATTGCGTTTTTAAAATTACTCATTTTTAACAGTCCTCAATTATTTGAAATAACCAGCGCCACAGTGGCCGAAATCCCAAGGCTCAATAAAGTATTTACATAGAAAATGTGCTAACTTCCATCGCCATCGGTTCTCGTCCTCAGTGATTAAAATGAACCTTAACCGACTGGTTAGCGTTAGTTTGCTTAGTTTTTTGGTATGATGCCATTGTAAAAAAATGATCGTGCCAAAAACTAAATTAAAAATAACGTCTAGCGGGTAGCCTATTATTAACGCAGGCGAAAAAACAATTTTAACCCAAAGGGGTGCTTTTTCTAACGACATTACTATTACATAAAGCAACCAAAGAACAATAAAACTTTTAGTTCCCCACTCAAGCAACCACATTAATAAATCAATCATAGCTTAGCAATCCCGTTAGCGTTAAAAGTTAGTTCGACATCTCTCGAGGACTCTGTGACAAGGGGTAAACCGACACCCGAGTCAATATAGCATAATAATTCGCTCGTCGCCTCTGTAGCTTTGTGATCGTAAACAATCAACGCTTTACAGGTCGCAACGGTCGGAGTTAAAAAAGTCGGGTCGTCTGCATCGATCCAGCTAGTGCCAGAAACGCCAAAAGTAAAATTACTTAACGATGCTGTTTGCATTCTTGCCGCAACCGGCACATCGTCTAAAAATTCGTGTGTTTGATTTAGCGTGTATTCCCCATCCTCGATCATAATGATTCGCGGGTCAGTCAACGCGCCTAAATCTAGTGTGTTGTTACCTATTTTAGCAAGGCTTAATTCATACCATACATTAGCCATCATTATCTCCTATTCGGGAACAGTGCCATCAGCCGTTAACCCAAACGACGCTTGACCGGTCGTGTTAGCAGGGGTTAATATTTCTCTAACTTCAACAGTCATGTTTGATGAAATGCTGCTTGCGCTCATATCTGAAATTGATACCAAAATATCACTAGTTAACGGCGTCCAAGCGTTTAAAGTTCCAATAACTGTCACGCCTTGACCAACACCGGCAACAGCATTTTGAGTCATAAAGTATTCGTACGATGTGGTATCCGTCGTTGCTGTCGGCTTAAATACGCCGTTGTCAACATCATTTTGAGTTGTACCGGTTCCCGCAACAGTCCACGTGCCATCTGTTCTTAAACTAAAGCTTTTAGCTGCTATCTCGTTACCTATCGCATCGTAAGTTCCCGTTGGTGCGGCGTTCCATGATAGCGTTTCGGCCGCTGCTGCCGCTAAACTGATTGCGTGGTCGGTCGGTATATCATTGTTAGACGGTACAATATCGGCTGTTATTTTTAAAACGGTTGTTTCGTGAACCGGTGGCGTTAATGTGTCAGCCTCAAAAACGCTTGAGTTGTAACGCGTCATTTTTACTGATACATAGTTATCATCTTTTGGTGTTACTCTTTGAACAATATAATCTTTTAAAACGCTTGAATCGTTCGGTTTAAATAAAAATAAAGTGCCTACCTGATAACCAGCATCACCTCTAGCGCGAATTGTAAACGGTATCACGTCGGATGTAAAAAACCCGTTAAGCCCGTCGCCCCTTGGGGTTACTGTGTGCTCTGACGTCTCTAACCCATCCTCAGATCTAAAAATAACTGTACCGTCAGCCTGACCATTAAAATCAATAGGATCGTAAGTCAAATAAGTACCCGCCGGTGTCTCGTCGTAAGCTTTAATTTCACCCGCTTGAACGTTGATGTCAGTACCGTCAGCATTCGCCACACGATCACCCGCTTGCAAATGTAAACTTTCTTTAGTGGTCACAACTTCCACAAACTCACGGTGCAATTTTAATTTTTTAAATTCAATGTTTGCCCTGTTCCATGCTTGCTTGAAATTCATAATACCAGCGGCGTCTATTTTCTTAGGATTTAAAGCGCTTTCGTCATCGGGCAAGTGAATCGTGAACGCTTCGCCGGTGTCCTCGTAAACCCATTGTAACTCGACCCCATCAAAATCGGTCGGCCGTTGCAATTTAATCGTTTTCTTTTCAGACCTTGGTTTTTTATTTCTACCATTAAAAACTGTCGTTCGTATTGTGTTTTCTTGATCTCTACCGAATTCGACCCTATGACCGACCTTTTTAACAAAGCACCGGCAAGAGTTAGCTATAGTAATCAATTCGTCTTTAACGCTGGCTTTATCTGAGCTAAAAGAGTAGCTAAAACGGCCTAGCACGCTGCCGTAAGTGGCATCACTGTCTAAAGCGTCTTGTATGGTGTAAAGACCTGCGTAATCTATATCGTTAACTGATTTATTACCTATTAACGGATCAGTTAAATGATTCATTAATGCATCAGCCATCTTGGTTGTCGGGTTTAACTTGGGTAATATTCTGAACTCTAGATCGACAGCCGCTTGAGCCTGCATATCCTCATCGACAGTCACAACCCAGTCACCAGAAACGTCAGCAATAGACGCAAAAGTATAAGTGCCGTCATTCTCATCAGATCCCACAATTACGAACTTATCACCGGCGACAAGATCGTTAAAATCGGTGAAATCTGGATCGGCGGTCTGATCTACTGTAAAAGTGTTTGTTGCGATAACCGCGTTAGCGTTTATAATAATAACTTCCGACCCTTCAAACAGATCGGTAGTGGTGTTATATGTTTTTAGCTTTCGAGTAACGATAGCGTTAAACTTTCTTTCTTGCGCTTGGGTCGCTTGATCCGTTGCTCTAGTTGTTAGTAGTATCGACGTAACATTACCCTGATCAAAATTACTAATTCTTTTAACACCAACTAGTCTAGCCCACTTGACGACATCATAATAAGACGCGTCGTTTATAGTGTTCGTTTGTCTTTCGATAGTGGCTTGATAAATAGCGCCTTGGTTGGCCGGTATGATTTTAAACGTATAAAACCTTTGGTCTAATGTGTTGTCGCTAATGACATAGGTGTAAGTTTCCGTATTGACGATATTGTCATTAGAGTCTAGCTCGTCCAAAATGACATCAAGCGTGATCGATATTTCAACCGACGAGCCGGATCGCCTATCAGCTAAACCTCTAGGTGCTATTATATCTACCCAAATTTCATTTGTATCGCCCGACACCTTGAATGTTCCAACATTACCAAAATCGCCGACGCTCTCAAAATTAACAATAGTGTTAACCGTCTCGCTAACTGTAGGTTCCTCGACTATTATTCTGTAGGTTGTTTGACCTTCAAAATCAGGCGGCTCGGCGGGTATCGTAAATGGTGAATATTGGACAAAAGTATAAGTACCGTCGTTAGATCCGGTTCCAGTGATCGAAAACTGTTCACCTTCTTTTAATCGGCTAAATCGGCTAAATAACGAGGAATCTGATCTGAAACTAGTACCATCGTTAAACGTCACGCCGCTAGTGCTTATGTCAAAATTAGCCACGTCGTTAGGCGCTTTTATTTCCTGACCGTTAACCTCGTTACTTGCGAACGACTCTAGCAATTCAGGTACTAATTCATAAGAATTATAGATCGAATATTCAGCGCTAGAAATATCGTCAATTAACGTATCGGTACTTTTTAAGCTGGCTATATCGTATTCGCCGCGTCCGATAATCAAATACTCAGTGACAAACTTAATATGCTCGATATATTCGACAACTGTTCTAGTTCCTAAATCGGGGTAAACTCTGCGTCGACCGTAAATGTCAGGTATGCGCGACAGTGGTCTAGCAACGTTGGTCTGACCTGTTAGTCGGTTGTTTGGGCTTTCGCTTGTCTTGGGGAAATTTGGGTTTTCTGGTATTGGTGGCGGGTTAACATCCGGCGCTAATACTATAGCAGCAACCACAGCTACGATAATAGCGACAACAACCTCAACACCTTGAGGACGATGTACGATAATAAAGTGATCGTGGTCTTTTAACTCAATGTTTACTTGTTCAAAATCGTCTAAATCTATTCGTGTTTCTTCACTAACTTCTCTACTAAAAATAGCGGTCGGCGTAACAAAACCGTCAGGATATAAATTCATCAAAAAACCAGCTAGATTATCGCCAGTTTTAAGAAAAATTAATTCTCTTTTGTTGATCCCTTCGGGGTCATGGTAAATTGTTATTCTAGGTTGCATAACGATAGAAATCTAACCTTTTGAATAGTTTACTAAGGTGTTTAACACTGTGGATCTCAGATGCGCCGGATTCTCTAACTAGTGAATGTAGCACAAAACCGCCTTTTATGAAAACCCCAACATGCTCTGGCCTCAGAGTTTTTCGACTGGTCATAACAACAACGTCGCCGTCAACCGGCCTAGCAACCTTGACCCAATCGTCAGACTTGCGCTTAATGCTTTTAATTTTATCGGCGGTTTTCTCCGTGGAATTTATATCATTTGGGTTAAAATGTGATAACCTTATGCCGAACAGATCCAAATATACAATGCAGACAATACCCCAACAATCAGCGCCGTCTAAATCAGCTTTACCACAAACCCAAGGAATACCTACATAATCGTTATAATCAATCATAAAGACCTTAACCCGCTAAAACGTTCTATTAAATAAAGTTCACCGGCTCGCTTAGTTGCGAAGTCGATGTCCTCAGCCGTAAAAGTTACTTGCTCGTAACCTTTCATTGATACATCAGCAACCGACAGTTTAACCACAATGACCGGCTCCGCTCCACCATCACCGCTGTAAAATTTACGATAGATTAGATCGATAGGTGTCAGCCGTCCCGCTTCGGTTAGCTCGTCAATAATGTTATTGACCTCACCGCCAACCCCGCCGATACTAACAGTTAAAATCTGCTCAATTTCGCCGCTCTCTTGAGGCTCTATGACTTTCATATTGATGCCAACAAAATTAACTTTAACCGAGGCGTCGCGCGGTGCGTCTGACTCTAGCGTTAAACCTTCATCAACCGACGACGCAACAAATCTCAAAGTCGATGAGAAATCAGGATGATATAATTCGATAGTTCTGTACTCCCTTTCTGACTCGGGCATACTTGCCGCAAACTTTTTGTATTCGTCTATTGCTGCCATTTTTAATAATTCTCATATTCGTCTAATATTTCTGCGGGAGTCATAACCCTGTTTAGTATTTTAACTTGATCTAAAGACCCGAAAAAATTAGATTCTGAGGCGGATGCTGACCCGCCAAGCATTAATTCTGCTGTAGGGTCGTATTGAGCCGCGAAGGGGGCAAGTTCTTCCCTTACTTCAACACCATCAACATAGGTTTTACAAGTGTCTGACACTGAATCAACAACGAACGCTATTCTATACCAAACACCGCTGTCAGGCGTCGCTGTGACTGTGTTTCCTGCCACACTATTAAAAACAGGATCATATCTGAATTCTTTCGTACTAGCCCTATAGTAGACTGACCAATCCCAAAGGAAAGTTCCCCGTGACATCACCATTACGAATTTGGCGTTACTCGATGTACCTGTGTCATCAACTCTAGCGCTAAATATAATAGTTAAATCTTTACCTAAATCAAAATCAGAATTCGGCGCGGCCACATAACCGCTTGTTGTTCCGCCTGCGTTTCTACACTTCCATGCTGTAACACTGTTTACGCTGCCTGTTGCTGGTGACTCGAATTCTTTAGCGCCGTATTTAGATGTTAATACATGGTTAGATCCTTCCGTGCTGGTGTCAGCGGTAGGGTCTAGCGTTGCGCCGCCGTCATCATCAAATTTCCAATAAGCAATCAAACCAGCGGGTAGAACTTCCGGTGGCGGTAGTCCTTCTAGTAACGCAGCCGCCGCTTGATATGTCGCTAAATCATCGTACTGTTTAGAGACAGCATTAAGATCGCCAGTAACCAACCATTTTTTATTTTTAAGCGCTATTTTGTAGGGTTTTTGAAAATAGCATTCGTGTGATTTAGCACCGCCACCAACGATTAGATCCATATCAAAAGATTTAGTACCACTATCTAATACGTGAAAATACCAGCCTTCAAAAACTTGCATCTGTATATCGTCAAACAACCATCGAACCTTGACGGGCATGTTGACTGTATCAACTTTAAATTCAAATCTAGGCGCGCCGATCTCAACGTCCACTTGTTCTACTTGGTTTGCGCTCCCTTGAGTGTAACCGGTTATCAGCGGTAACGGCATATTAGTAGGGTAAAGTTCAGCCATTTAAACACCCGCTAGGCTATCTCTAGCCGCTTCGTAGGTTGCTAAGTCATCATAGTTTTTATCTAAAGCTAAAAGCGACGCGTTTACTATGAATAGTTTACCTTTCATCGTGGTTATATAACTATTGGGAAAATAAAAAGTGTGCGAACTTGAGCCGCCGTTAATCTTAATATTCATATCAAAAGATTTAGATCCATAATATAGGTCGTGTCGATACCAACCCTCAAATACTTGAAACTCTAAAGCGTTAAGCGACCATTGAGCCTTTATAACCATCGATCCGGTGTCAGTCAATTTTCTATATTTTAAAGGCGACTGTTTAATTTTATCCTTTCTAAATTTAGTATCGTCAACAGCCGAATAACCTTTAACTAAAGGTACAGGCATATTGACAGGATAGGTGACAGGCATTTTTAGATATTCCTAGTTTGCAAAAATCCGTTGCGTAACGATTCGGCGGTCGATCCTCGTTGTGTTGCTAAACTCGAGTCCACACGATCAACGGCTGTATCGATGGCGTTGTTAATTTCGATCATCATTTCGCCACGGGTAATAGTTGGTTCACTGACAACAGCGTCAGAATTATTATTAATTACCACACTCATACCGCCGCCGCCATCGCTGCCGCCTGCGCTTAATGGTACGATAGATCCGCTTTGATCCGGCAATAAAAATTGACGACCGGCGTTATTAATAAACATCTCAGGTGTGCCGCGCTCGTTTATCGGTATTGGTAAACCTGCGGTAGCTGTACCACCGTTAGCCCTGCCTGACCCGCTTAACTGTTTGCGAGCCGTGGCGATAGTAGCGAGAGCCTGAGCGATAAACGGTATAGCTTGCGGAAATCCTAATTCGCTTGTTTTACTGATTGCGGTGGCGGCGCTTATACCTATTTGCGCGGCGGCATCTGTTCTAGCGTCAATCAATCCCGCCTGTCTCAAATTACCGACAGTTTGATTAGCCGCTGCTAAATTTTTCTGTTGTTGCTCATAGTTAACCGCTTCCGTTTTGGTTTTAGTCTCAGCGTCTTTGGTGACTTGCTTGGTGACATCTCGTCTAGCTTTTATTTCCTTTCGCATTTCTTCAATGCGTTTTTTAACTTGTTTTTTTAACGCCTCTGTTTCTTCAAGCCCCATGCTGATCGCTATTTGAGAGGCTTCAATTCTTATGTTTGCCATTTCCTCTATGGCTGCTTTTTCCTCGTTAAGTTGTTCTATTCTTAACGCTTTTTGTTCCTCGAACGCGTCAACAACAGCCTGACCGCTTGTAATGGTCGCTTCGCCGGTCATCCGTATGCTGTCAGCTATATCGTCAGCACCAAAGAAACTAAACATTTCAGCAAGTAGTTTTTGTGAATTACCAATAAAACCAGCAAATGCCGCCCTCATTGAAGCAATAGCCAATTCAAAAGCGTTAATGAAAGTCACTTTTGTCGTTTTTGCGAATAGTTCAATATTGGTTGAAATTATTGTGAACGCCTGATCGAAAGTACCTATTAAAATAGTAGCCATATCCTTAATATTATTAGGAATGTTAACAATTGCGTTCCATATAAACTTGATCGAGTCTTTAATTATTCCAAACGACGCGCCCCAGTTTAAAGTTTCACCGGTTGCACTCCTAGCGCTAGCGGTTGTTTCATCCCAAAGAATAGCAATCTCTTTAAACTGTAAATAAACCTCGTCCACGGCTGGCACTAAATCGCTAGCGATCAAATCGCTAATAGTTTTCATTGTCTCGGCTAGCGATTCTGTGACACTAAACCCTTGATCTATTTCTTGCACCGCAACAGCAAAAGAATTAGCGATCATTCCGCTCGCACGGTCGACCGTTAACGGCATTTTGGCGAAGGTATCGTTAATTGATTCGGTTTGACTTTTAAGCGCCTCGAAAACATCCTCGGATAAAACGGTTCCATCGTTAACCATTTTTCGCAAATTGCCGACGCTTGTACCTAATCCCTTAGCGATTGACTGAGCAATAACCGGCGTGTTTTCCACAATGCTATTAAATTCCTCAGCCCTGACAATACCGCCAGCCATAGACTGACCGAATTGTAGCATTGCATTACTCATTTGCTCGGACGACGACCCGCCTATTGTTCCTAGTTTATTTAAGTTATTAGTCATCAAAACTATTTCGTCACTAGTAGCCCCAATAGACTCACCGGCGATCAATAATTGCTGTGACAATGTGGAAATAGATTGAATGGAGTTTCCAGTTTCGGCGGCAATATCTCTAACGCCTTTTCTGACTGTTTGGAATTCTTTGGCCGATCGAGAAACATTTTTAATTTTCTGATCCAATTGAGTCATGCTGTCAGCCAACATAATTGTGCTTTTAACGGCTTGGAAACTAAGCGCGGCGGCTATTATACCGCCTAGCTTGCTGAACGCTGTACCCATTCCGGCGGCGGTTCGTCTGACTTCTTTGTCGGCACGACGTAATGGATCGGTATTCGCTCCAATGTCTACAAACAAACTGCCTAGTTTAAGTGCCATAACCGTTAGCCGCCATTAGTTCTTGTAACTCATCCCGAGAGATTTTATCCTTACTAGTACCATCCTCTCTCAGATTATTTTTAGCGCAGTAAGCAGAATATATACGCTGAAACTGAAACATACATAAGCCCCAGAAATCGCCAGATGATACACCCATAATAAGCGCCGATTTCTCGAACTCTCCAAGAGGAAAGGTTCCGTTATTATCTGCGTCAACTTGCTCGGCGTCATGTTTCGCAGTTCGGACTTTTTTTCATCACCAACCATAGCATAAGCTAAAAGGTGACGGCATAAAATCCAGCATTCTTGTAAACCATATCGGGTGATCAATTCTTCAACTTCTTTTTTAGGCTTAAGCACCGGCTTACCGTTTTTACTTTTAATCGACGCTAGCATAATTTCTCTGATTGCTAGCGGGTCGCTTTTACCATTCGCTAAATCGACATATACAGTCATCGGATCGGCGTGGCTTTCGTTAAGTGTGGCTAAAAAAGAAAAATCACTTTTAAACAAATAGATATCGTCGCCACACTCAATATCTATTTGTCCTAACAATTTATTAGATGACAAGTTCTACACTCCTGCTGTAAATGTAATAGCGCCCTCGTTTTGTAGTGCGAAATCAAACTCGACTAGCCCGTTTTGCTCGCCACCGCCAGAAAAACTAGTGATGATAAACGTACCTTCATACGTACCGAGCGCGGCATTTTCAAGCTTTAATAGCGCTGTCGGGTCACTACCGTTAGCAGTAGCTATAAACGAATTTAAAGCCGTTAGTGATGCCGTTCTGACGTCACTAACCGCCGCTGCTGATAATGTGACGGTACTATAACCGGTATAACAAGCTTCTGTTTCATTACCGGTTGTCGCTTGGTTTGTTTCATCCGCTATCGGGTTTTCGCGCGTCAAATTTTTAGTACGAATACCGGCTATCGGGTTAAACGTTGTGCCTGAATCTGTTGAAAGAGATAGTACATAATCTCGATTCTTTACTGTATTTCCCATGATGCGATCCTCTCGTTAAATAGGGTTTCTAAATGTAAAATAATTCATTGACCACACTGGGCGATCATTATCGTCTCGACCTAACGGTGCTATACTACCTATAGGTTCAAAGCCTAAATAATCCTCACCGTTGATTTGCGTTGTCGGTTGAGCAATTAAAAACTCATGTATTGATCTAATAGTACCATAAGCGGTGTTAAGATCACCGTTTTTGTCACCTCTAACCAATATCTGAAAAAGCGGGTTTTCGTAAACTTCTTTTAACGCGCTGTCTCTACCTGACTGATCCATAACTAAAGTTTGAGCGTCCACCCCCTCACCCCAGCCCATAGCGAACAAATCAACGCCGACTGTTCCTAGACTGTTATCAGTTAGTAATTGCATTATATCCACACTAACAGCGTTCAAAATTGGATCCTATTTTTAATAATTCTCAAAATGTTAGCCTCGTTATTAAAAACAGCCTTAAATAAAAACTTATTGCCTGTGTCCGGCTTGCTCCAATTAACGCTGTTAGGCATTTCGTGTACGTGCGGCGCGTATTTGGCGGTGTATCCAACTCTCAACGCCCAATCATTACCAACCCTATCAACGTGGTGGTAAGCGCTCGATACTAAAACACCTTTATCATGCGGCGTTATTTCTTTCGCTTCATTTTCAATAAAAATGCCAGCCGCCATTAAACCTAGTCGTGTATCGCCTTCTATCTTTTTTATTTCCTTATTCAAATTACCAATAACCTGCCTGACGCCTCTAACTTTCATTTTAAACGGTCGCTAATTTAAGATCAGTCATTGAGCTATTAAGGTTCGACATCCTAACTTCTTTCGCCTCGCTACTCGGTGTCGATGCTGTTGTTTCACCCTGCACTACATAAGCGCCTAAAGGTAATGTGGTTTTAGAATAAAATACTTTCGTCGCGTGGTGCTGCTTTCCTTCCGGTGTGTTGACTATTTTATCAACGTCAGCAACCCTAGCGTCAACCGTTACCGGACTAGCCCAAGTTTTACCGCCTGTACCATTATTAGCTGTAGGCAACCAATAAGTCATTTTATGTGGTAGCTTCATTCGGCTTGTAATCATTGTACGAAAGTAACACATGCTAGCGGCTTGTCTAAATCAGCTAAACAACCTCTAGCCAGCATATTAGCTGTTTGTCCATATTTATCAGACATTACACCGGTTAGATCTGTTTTACCAACCATGTAAGTAATGTCTGAATTCTCGAATTTTTCTTTTGCTACAACCGGATCAATAGTGCCTACCAAATGAGCGGCTAACCATAGTTCAATTGCGGCTAAATCATCGTCGGTAAATGTTTTACCGCTTTCAGTATTAATGCGAGTAACAACAGCATTAGCGGCCACAATCATAGGCTCGACGTCAACGTCAGTCGGCCTGATAGCTTTAACCTCGCATGCTGTTGTTCTACTCATTTGAATAACCTTACTCGGCTGGTTTACTGATTTGCTCGGTTAACTTACCGATTTGCTCTTTGAGCATTTTGTTTTCTTCACCTAGTTTGGTGTTAGCGTCGGTTAATTCTTCAATCGATGCTAAAAGCTTGTCGTTTTCTTCACCTAGTTTGGTGTTAGCGTCGGTTAATTCTTCAATCGATGCTAAAAGCTTGTCGTTTTCTTTCACCAGTTTTGCATCAGCCTTAGGCTTATCTTCCGCTGCATGCTCGCTAGCTTTTTGTACTTTACCTACTAAACAAGCTGCTTTGTCAGATGTTAGATTGACAACCGCACCGATTTTTTCGGATTTAGTGCTTTTAGGGTCTAAACAAACGCCTGATTTAACAACGATGTATTTTTCAGTTTTGGACTTAGCCATTTTGAAATTCTCCAATGATAAAACTAACCGCCCGATTAAAGACGGTTAGTTTTTAGGGTTTAGATTGTTAGATGTCTAACGCCTGTATTACCATTTGCGTCAGCTTTGATTTTTTGAACCATAGCCGCGTAAGTGGTCATTGCTTGCGGTTGCATCGGGTTAGTTTTAGTGTGCGGGGTTACGATAATGTCACTAGCTATTGCTAGTTCTACCGCTCTGCTTCGCATTTCAACTAATACCGCTGATTTACTCGCTAGCTTTTCAGCCGGTTTAACATCTTTAATGGCCGCAATGTCTCGGAGTCTTGCTAAAATGGTTTTTGACGGCTGACCATCAACATAATCATTTTGAAAGATCGTCCAAAAATCGTTAGACACATAAAGAACAACACTATCATTAGCCACCCCGCCTTGGTCGCTATACATAGCGCCGACCTGCGTGATCACTTCTGAAACAATCAAATCACGATTAGTTGCGTTAAGCGTCCAATCGGTAATTGTACCAGTACCACGGTTAGGATCAGTGGTGTAACCATAGATTGTGGAGTTTGAACCATTGTAGCTAACAGCAATATTACTATTACCATTAAACAAAGTTTCTTCTAAACGTTCTGCTGTTTGACGTAATGACTCTGCTAAACCTGCTGATCGCTTATAGTTAAAACCTTGTTGTCTCCAAGGCACATTAAACGTACTGTGTGTAATTGGATTCGGAACAAAATCCTCAGTGTAAACGATATCGTTGTTATCAAAGTTTTGCGGGTTCATCTCTTGTTGTGCTTCGGTGAACTCGCTAATCACTTCAAAACCAACCAACTGATCACCAATGTCAGCGTTGAACGTTAGTCCAGCCGCTTTCAAATCGTTAATACCAGTTAAATCGCGTCGTCTAACCTCGACAACCATGTCACGAATAACTAAAAAATCCTCGTGTCTGACTGTACCGTTAGTGTGATGTACTAACTCAAGAGCGTCATCAGCGTTAGCGATTAATTTACCGCTCGAGTCGACAACATGATATTTACGCAAGTTATTTTCTGCGAAAACGTCTTTGTGTATCTTCTCGTACTCAGCCCAGTTATTAGCGTGTAGCGCAATATTTACCGCGTGCGCTGATCGGTCGTTACCGAATGCTGTTTTGATTAAGTTACCCATTATGCAACCCTCACTTTGATAAACGCCTCAGTTGCACCGCCTGAATTATCAACGGCCTCAACTGCATAAGCGACCACACTGTTACGCTGTGTGTCGTCGGTTGCTGCGTCTGTGGTTAATACCCTAACAGTCCCGTCACCAGCGCTCTCAAGAGCCGCCCCGATAGTTACTGCCGTAGCTGCTGCGGCTAGTTTCATATAGGCTTTTTGGCCTGAATGAAAACAACCGTAACGCACTGTTTCACCTACTGCGTAAGCGACGTCAGTACTATTACCGTTAGCCGTGTTTGGTAAAGCAATCAGCTTTTGCGCCCCGTCTGCCGCAGTGGAGTGCCCTTGCACTTCTCCCGCTGTGGTTTCTTCGACCAAGTGACCCGCCATAATAGCTGATCCCGCTGCTGCCTTAGCCTCGTCGACGATAGGGTTACCCGCGTCGCCGCCTGTTGCTTGAATTACTTTAGACATGGTAGCCCCTTGTTACATATCGTAACTGTTAGTAGACGCCACAGTTTTTGAAGGTGATTGACCCTCGCCAACTCTAACCGCGCTTTTTGATTTCTCAACAAGCCCGTTTATGGTGTCTAGTTCGTCTGACGTTTTACCTTCTAGCATTTCGACGGTATAGTCAGAATTCGCGACAATCTCAGTTTTGAGAGCGTCTAACTTCTCGTTTTCTGCTTTTAAAAATGACTCGAAAGCATCTTTATTAGCAACAAACGAATCGTAGCCTTTAAAGTCAAAACCGCTATTGGTTAAAACTTCTTTGGCTTGATTATCATCAACCGGCGTTTCCAAAGCTTTCACTAACTCAGATTCGTTCATCGCCGTCAAGCGTTCCTTATCGTCGTTAGTGAAAGAATTGTTAACGCTAGCGATAATCGAAAGAACTAAAATTTCTTTGTTCATTTCGTCATCCTCTTGGTTAGTGGTGGTGGGTTTGAACTCTTTTTTCAATACTACTTGAGACACATCGTCTAGTAAAACGGCGTCCTCTTTACCATCAATAGTATCAACACGATAGGACTGTTTAAACAAACGATATTCACCGTCTTGGTAAACAGACCAAATAATATGTTTTGATTCTGGGAAAATTTCAGTTATCCAAACGTCACTTTTATCAGAATTGTTTTTTCTTAACAACCCGTTAAGGTCGTCTCTCAACTCGTCAACAGACAATTCGTTTATACTTCCAACATCAAGATTAACAACGTAAATCGGGTCGTTATCATCTTCTGTGTTTAATACTAACTCAGTACCAGCGTGCTCGCCTGCTGCCTTTTCGTTTAACAATATAGCAACGTGATCGAAATTAAAACCTGATCCGGTGCGCTCATACTCAACACCTAAATCATCTTTGCCGCTAGCGTTAGTGACTTGTTGGATATTTAAACCGGTAGAAACTCCGATTTTCTCATTTTCTTTGATCCGTCTGATAATTTCTTTGCCGTCGTCGCTAGTGTTTGCAACCGTTTCGTCGATCACAAACTCCGCGTAAACTTCTTTGTTTTTCATCTTAGGGTTTCTAATAAACCCGCCGACGTTGAAAGCGTTCATAGCTAAAGGACTAAATGCCGTAACATGGACGCCGTTTATTTTCGGGTGACCGTTAGGCGCTGGCAAGTTGTTTAGTTGAGTGTAAGATTTTTTAACTTCGGCGTTTGGATAAAATACTTTATTCATCGAAATATCGCCAACAATAGGACGCATCGTCGTGACAATATGATTCCTACCGTTGATCGTTTCCTCGGTATATTTGCCGCTGGTTTTACTGTTAATAGAAAATCTCATAGTTTCGATCCTATTCTAAGTGGTTCAAGGTGTCAACGCCTCTAGCTGGCGTTTTTCCTTTTTAAATTTAGCTGTTTTTTCTGGCGTGTCTGACTCTTTGATAATAGCAGACAACGCACATCGGCAATTGTAAGGACTAATAGCTATGTTTCGTCTAGCTTCTTTCTGAGTCATAATTTGCCCGTGAAAGCCCACATGTAACGGTCTAACCTTAGCGTCTCGCCGTGTTAACCATCTTAATTTTACCGTTTCCCCAAGCTGTTCTTGTGCTAACTGTGCTTGGTTGATGGTGCCTCGCTGATAGGCTTGTATAGTTTCTGTTTGAGCAATTAACCTTGCTCTTGAACGACTAACCGCTATTCGTTCTTTAACTAACCTCACAGTCTCAGCGACACCTAGACCTTGCTCAACCGAATCAAAAAGTATTTGCCTTACTTGTCGACTCATTGTTGAGTTAAACCCTTCTAACGACTCAAAAGACCTAGTAAATAAAAAACTTAACGCTTCTTGGTGTATTGGGAATCGGGCAACGTCTACAGCGCTGATCCCTAAAGAACTAGTGGCGGTGAACGATTCAATTCTAGCGGCTAACTCTCGATCTGTTCGAGTGATCGCCGTTCGTGCGCCGCTCGCTCTTAATGATTGCATAGCGCGATCAATGGCTAACTCGTAAGCCCTTAATTGGTACGTGTTTTGCCAATCACCATTAAGCAACTCGTTTATTTTCTGCTGAAAAAAAGCGATATAAGCCCTTAATTGTATAGGGTCGACGTCGAAAGCGTTAACAGTAATTTGATTAACGCGCTTCAATTCGGCTATAACCTCTCGGGTAAATTGCCGCCATCGTTTGTTAATTTCACGACGCCAAGCCTTTTCTATTCCTCTAGTTTTCGTCGGATTGTCGCTTATCATCGTCTAATTCTTCGTCCGGCTCAGGCTCGTTATCCAATTCGATTTTAGAATCGTCAATTTTTATATCATCAAGACCGACAGCCGCTAGAACATCGTTAGCCTTAGCCTCATCGCCGTAGGGCTTACCCATTGCTGTCACTACTTTGTCGAAAGTGTCAGCCTTGTTTTTGTTAATCTCGCTTTGCTCTTTTTCAGTTGTCGAGCGTTGCGGCGGCCATTCAGTCTCTACATTATCAGGTAAATTAATCGCACCGCAATCTGCTAGGATTTCTAACGCTCTGAATAATTTTTGATCGCAAAAGTCGTCACGACGATCCATTATTAATTGGTTCCAACTCGCTCTATCTTCCTCGCCGGTCGTCTGACCGCCACCCTTACCGGTTAAAACTCTAACAGGAATACCCGTTTGACCGCTGATCGTTTCCACACTTACATCGAATGAATCGCGAGGGCTAATGCTCGAGATTGGCAAATGATTGGCTTTCATATTTTTAAGTCTTAGCGTCGATTCCCATCCGTTATCAAACGCCTGTATATTATCGTTCAGCTTGGTTAGCGCTTCTGATCCCGCTTCTAGCTGGCTGTCTTTGTCAGCTTCTAGCGCTCGTTGCTGTCTGGCGTTTCTAAAAAATGCCTCGCCGCTACCGCCTCTAACTTTTTCAGAATCTAATAACGCGTTCCATATAGGCTCTAGTGCGCTTTCACCCTCGATGCTGGACTCTAGCGAACCCTCAGCGAAATGAACTATGCGTGAATGGTGAACATTGATCGCCTTAAACGACGTATCTTTTGCTTTGTCGCTGGTTACCGATGTTTGAAGTTGGTAAATTTCTGGAAGGTTAAACCGTGGGCTTGTTGGCGATTCGTCGTATTTCGTGATTGTTACGCCGTCATAGTTGTAAGCGTTGAAATACATGTTTTTAATTGATTTTTCCAGCGTACCGACTTTACCAAGCGGCTGATCCAAATCCTGACCGTCGGGTAGTCCGATCAGCAATACGCTAAAATTACCTATTCTGTTGAGAATATCAGCCTTTTGCAGTGCTGAAAAAAGACCCTTTTTTGCAAGTAATGCTATCTCATTTTCTAGTATTTCCTGCTCACCTACTTTTAATTTAGGTTTTTCACCCCAACAGGCTCGAGCTACTTTCTTAACAACAGCATTACCCAAGCCGCCGCGCTTATACATTCCGTAAAAGTCAGAGTACGTTAAATCAGTACCGTAACCAAATAACGCGTTATAGTCTCGTTTACCATCTGGTGACACGCCAAAACCAAAAGAAGCCGACAACCGCCTGACAGCCGATTGTAGCGCGTTGATTATCACGCCTTCTTTTTTGTGCGTGTTGTTTATTTCAAAAACGTTAGCAGATTCAGACATTACATTTTAGAACTCGCTATTAATGTGAAAGGATAGTAAAAATACAAGTTAACGCGATTATAAGACTAAAAGCCACCAGCTTGCAAGTTGCCTCCTGTCAGTTCTGTTAACGCCCATACTGCCCAGTCTAATCTATTAGGTGATTTTTTAGCGGTTAACGGTACATATTCCATTATTTCATCCTCAAACAGATCTAACCCTTCGGCATGATGTACTTGATTTTCTTTGCTTTCGTTCTTCTCATACAATGCCGCTATCGGTTCGGCTCGGCTGAATTTAGATTTGCTGGCATGCACGTTAATTATGCGCCCTTTAAATTTGGCGTTACGTAATAATTCTTCAACCATCTTGCCGCCTTGGTTAGTCTCAACGACAACGGCATCAGCCTCATGTCGATTATATGCTTCAATTATTGCCTGTACTGCATCGGCTGGTGACATTTTACGAGTATAGTCTCCGTCGACCGAATATTTATCGTTAGCATAACTGCTTGCTGCACCTATTCCCCACTCGTCGCTGTTTTCCTCATTGGTAGTTGCTGGGTCAACACCTATGACCGTCCGCTTTTTAGCCCATGGCAACGGCATTTTGCGAGCCATAGCGATCATTGATTCAGTCCATAGTGCCCCGTCAGCATCAAACTTCTTAGGTTCCTGTAGATACTGAGCGTTCCACGTTCTCTTATGGGACATTAGCGAACCAAGATGTTTTTTAGAATGCTTTGCTTCCCATAACCAGCCGTCAGATAGGCCATGGTCTATTGGTATGCCGTGGGTGTTCTCTTGAGGATATTTCTTGGAATTGTCTATTTTTACTGGCAAGTTCAAATGATGCCATTTCTCACCGCTGCCGCCCCTCAGTAAATGCCCGCTTAAATCTTTATAATGGATTCTTTGCATAATGACAATTACAGGTACATCCTCATCAGCTAATCGGCTTTTGATTGTGTCGCTATAGTTATCATTAACAGCATCGCGAATATTGTCATATAAAGCGTCGCGTGGTTTTACCGGATCATCAATAATCAATGCGCCGGTAAATCGCCATGGTTGCCCTTCCGGCGTCATTAACCCAGCACGAAAACCCGTAACTTGCCCCATCGTACTAGCTGCGTAAACACCGCCTCCGTATTGGTTCCACCACATGTGTTTAGAGTCAGCATCATCGCGGGGCTTCATAGGCCACATGCTCTGATAGTCTTTCGACCTTACGATTGACCTAGCCGTTGATGAATTCAAAAGAGCCAATTTGTCAGAATAAGATAAATGCATGAATTTAGCATGTTCGTTAATCGCCAAACCGCGCGCCATCAATGAAATACTGGCTATTTCTGTTTTTGTATAGCCCGGGGGAATATTGATAATTAGACGTTTTATTTCACCGTCTATAACTCGTTCGAGCGTTCTGTGAATGACAGGATGGTGACGACCGATGAGCATTTTCGCACCGGTTCTTTGTTTGAAAAAATACCGTGTGAAATAATCGTTTGATTCTTCACACTCTAATTTGCGAGCCTCAACAATCGTCCGCATCGAGCATTTCCTGACGTGCCTGTTTGTATTGTTCTTTCGTCAAAACTCGATGTTCAAACGCGCCACCGTTCGCACCGGTTATTTCTTTTTTCTGTGCCGCTAGATGACCGTCCATTTTGTTCAACTCGACTATTGCTGCTATTGCTGCTTTCACATCACCGGTGATGTGATGTTTATCGGTTTTCGGCGAATGCATTATTTCTAGCGATTTTTCGATAATCGTTTTCAACCATTGCTTTTTCTGCGCGACGCTCACAGAAATCAATTCTGTAGCAGCAACTTGAATTTCATATAATCTGAGGGCTATGTGCGGGCGTTTTAAAATCTTCTGCGCTTCCGTAGCGTTTAGCTGAGGACTCATATCAGAGTATTCCGCATACAGGTAGGCCGCTGTTGGCTTTCCATGAATAGAATAATGCTCAACGAATTTCTGTTCTTGTTCTGTTAGGTGTAGTTTATTGCTCATAGTCCCGAGATTATAGCTAATAGCCTTTAGTCAGAGCAATTAAAATTTGTTTGTCTACTTATCAAAAAGCCTACAGGCTAGGTGTTGCGGGGCTTCCACGGGTTTCTGTCTAGTTTAATGCCTAGTTGTAAATGTAAGTAGACAAACGTAAGTTGCTGATAACTAAAGTCTTTTATACTATCTTGTCTACTTGTCTACTTATAAATAAGTCTATTAGTAAATAAATAAAATAATAATAGTAATAAATAATAGTATATCTATATAAGAAGTCGGAAATAACTAGACAAGTAGGCAAACGGCGCTGTATGTTGTATCTGGTAAGGGATTGCGCGTGTCTACTACTTAGATGTCTAGTAGATCGCGCAAGTAGGCAAGTTAAACTAAATCGTTAGCGGCAGTTTCCACAGCCTCTTTAATGTCGTTAAATGTTAATTCGTCAAAACAGGCTTTTGCTATTTCAAAACTTTTAAACCCGTCAACAGTCAAATCAATAAATTTCCCATCGGCTATAAAGCTTATGACGATGCTATAGCGATTACACGATTTACCAATTCTCGTTAAAACCTGACCGAATGGTGCAACGTGGTAAACAACGCAAAAATTACTCATCGTCGCTCTCACAGGTTAAAATAACTCTTTTTAATTCTCGTTTATATTTGGGTTTGTAGTCGCGCACTTCGACCGTTCTTGACCCGTGGATTTGATAACAATGATCTATTTGCTGCATGATCTGTTTATGCTCTCTATAAGTACCGTCACTAAGTGCTATTATAAATGCAATCGTTATTATAAAATAAAATGGTTTGTCCATAATGTTAAACCCTCGTTAATCGTTGTCTGAAAGGAAAGGTTGCACCGCTATATCAAAATCACCAGTGATGGCTACTGGCTCGAATAAAACTTCTTGAGCATCTTTGTAAGCATATAATACCTTTCACCAATGTGACGCCTACCTTCCTCACTACGGCTCATAGCATCAATTATCTCGCTCTTAGGTACTGACTCGACTAACGCGTCATTACTGCGAGTTAAAGCCATGGTACATTGCCCTAATAATCTAGTTTGACTTTCAAGGTTTATTTGAGTCATACCCAAATCATAATTAGCTTGGGCTAATTGTTTTTCGAGTTCTTTGTAATCTTCATAACTCACAAAATCACCATCGGAAGACTTAACAACGCCGTAATGCTCATCAAAATCCAGTCTAGTAAAATTAGCCATTATTCGCTTTCTCCTGTGATAATATTGTTAAGGTCTTTGATAGCTACCTCAAGGTCAATCTCGCTGTCACTAAATGAATACAAAACCCCAGAATACCTATTGATTAGTTTTTCAATCTCGCTCTTAGGTACTGACCCAGTTAACCGCTTTTCGAGTTCTTGGAATCTTTTTTTGATGGCTTGAAAGGTTTTTTCTGCTTTACCATCAATGGTGTCATGACTTCGCCCTTCAACGCCTTCTTGATAAGCAGTATTCCCATAGTCGAACAGCAACTCGTCTAAACTTTTAACATCACTTACTTGCTCTTGCGTTAGGTTATTCATTATTAGCTTTCTCCTGTAGTACTAGAAATAGACATTCAGACAACGCCCTCTGCGGCGATTTAACAGTTTTAAAATCACTATCAAAAGTGTGAACCTCAAGTTCAAAATAACTCACGGTCAGCCCTGCTTCCGAGTATTCTTGCTCTAATTGCAGTTCAACAACCAAAGGCATTAAATCATTCCAGTTGTTGCAGTAGTCAGGCAAATCAATATAATCACCACCAGCCGTTAAACACCTATTCTGACCAACGTAATAAAATGCAAAAAATCTAGCTACCCTTTTGTTGAGGTCTTTATCACTCAACTCACTCACTTGCTCTTGTGTTAGTTTTGGCTGGACCTTGGTAAGCTTGTCATTCATTTCGCATTTAGCACACCAACCACCAGCAAAACCATTAGTGCGCCTTCTCCCAATATGCCCGCAATGCCCGCACTTATATTGCTCTTGTGTTAGGTTATTCATTATTCAAACTACCTTCTGCAACTAATTGCACCTCAGAGCATCCAAACCCTTCATCGGTAGGCAAATTGTTTAACTCAATGATGTTGCCCATAGCCCTACGGCCGCAATCTTCCTCACACTTGCAAATATCCATACTCACAAAAATTGGCGCGTCAGGCGCTTCTAACATTCTTTTTGCTAACTCATGACTATTCATTGCTCGCTACCTTCCTTATGGCTGGTTAAAGATTCGGCTTCTAACAGCTTGTCAATTATTCTTTTTGCTTCATCAACCCAGCCATCACCAAATTTTTCAAGCAAATCACTCGCCCAATGGATGAAAACAGCTTGCTCATATTCCGCCTTGTTTTCTTTATCTTCATAAATCGAATGTTTTATCAGTAGTTTTGCAATAGGTGCGCATGCAAAATTTGGCTTGCCTAGTATTGAAATTTGATTATTAGATAGCTCAATCATCATCTATTCCTTATGGTTGGCTAACTGTTCCACTTACTTTGGGGTGTGTTTTGAAGCTGAACTTCTTTGTAGTATTTTTTAGCCATTTGCAAGCAGCCTTCAATATGATCACGATAGATATAGCTTTCAGGCGCATTTTTTCTAAGCCACTCAATATCTTCATCTACCATTTTGTCGAAGGTTGCAGAATTAACAGGCATACTCATCATCTATTCCTTATGGTTAAATTTCTTCGACATAGAGCCGGAGTTGAACCCTGTATCGTTTAGGGTTTTTCATATAACGTTTAGCCTGCTCTAAGTCGGAAGGTGTTCCCCCATCGCTGTGATAGTTCAAGAGATCTATAAGCGCAGGCATTGGTATAAATTCCGGTTCACCGTCGTAGATAGCGGCTTGCTCTACTGCTACAATTAAGCTTTCATCATTCATCATCTATTCCTTATCCAAAGGTTACGCTGACATTCTTAATCAGCCATATCAAAAGCTCTATGACCGCCCACCCTATAACCGCAGAAAGAAGAATGGCTATTACCACTAATGGTTTAAAACTAAATCTTATCGGTCCCATCATCTATTCCTTATGGTTAATATTGCTTGTTTCGGTAAATGCAAAATGGAGCATATTGATACCAACAACGACGTTGTTTACATTTTCATTGCCAACAACTTTTAGGTCAAAAGAGTCGTTATTTATCCCGTCGATAGTGAATATCGTACCAGTGGGCAGCGTTATGGATTCTTTGGCGTTAGAGTCGTACGCATAATTTACAGGATATTTGCATGTGTAAAATTTCATCATCTATTCCTTATGGTTAAATAAATAGCCGGTATCAAAAAAACTACTATTGCAATCCAATTAATAGGCCACCACCAAACAAACCATCGTTTAGTTAACAACCTATTACCAATATACAAAGGGATTCCGTCATAGCGCATTAAGGTTCCGTACTTTTCAAATTTATACATCAGTCAACCCCCTACGTGGTCAAAAATTCGCTTAAGCGCTTCTAGCGTTAGTATTTTTTCCATTCTGATCCCAAGGCTTTTAGATAACCCGTGGTCAGTCCCGTGAGTGTCCACATAGCCGCAATAATAACCCAAAGCATAAAACCTAAAGTCGTGCGCTATTTGCTCCAAATCTTCTATTGATTCAGGGTCACCCAAAACTTGCTTTATTTCTAGCAGGTCGTTAGCGGTTTGATCGATTATGGTTGATCTTAACGCGTCCATTTCTTTATTTAGAAATCTGTCAAAATTGATATTTTTCGCAGCATTAGCCATTTGTTATTTACCTGTATTGTTAGCTTCGTAAGTGTCGTTACCATCCGGCATGTGAGTGCATATAATCAAGCCTTCCGACTCCAATTCTGAAAGAATAGTATGCTTTCTTAAATGGCTTATTTCTCCACCAAAATACAAACCTTTCTCTAACATTGGGCATCTGCGACCTTTCAACCATTTTAAAAAATACTTTTTTCCTTCCTCGACACCCTTGTCAAAACGATCACGATCTACAACTTTGTCGTATTTTTGCATTTTATCAGAAGCGTATTTGAATAAATTTTCTCTTACACTAGCCATTTGTTATTTGCCTGTTTTGTTAACCGTTAAAATAATTATAATAAAACTATTTTAATATTGCAAGCACTTTAGACAAAAAAAACCGCTAATTAAAGCGGTTAATAACTACAGACACAGGAGTATTTAATTAGGGGTGTTTTGTTTCTAGGCGATCTAGGCGTTTACTGTCGTTAATTAGCTGATATTCTAACCTGATGTCATTTTCTTTTAGTTGATAAATCGACTCGTTGGTTTTTTTAAGTTCGATCACAATTGAGGACATAGCTTGATTAAGTGATTTAACCTCGTTTTTAAACGAGTCAACCTCGCCCTTGAGTACGCCCCAACTAAAGGCGATAAACATAACGTGCGCTAAAATAGTGACTATGACGGGGATATAAGCCGTTACCCTTGACGGCTCAGACATTACTAGTTACTTTAGCAAAAAAACAGTGCATATCCGAAACATACTTTTCTTGTCGTTCAATAAGACGTTTAGCCAGATCGGGATCTTTTTCTATCTGCTCGGCTATTTCAGCAGACGTTAACGAAGCGTTCGCCGCCTCATTACCACATATAATAATCTTACATCTCGTTGCGCTCATCGTCTCGTCTCATTTTGTCGGGGTGTGTAGCCCCTGTGGTAGAATCGCCGACCTTTTTAACGCCTTCTCTAATTAAAATAGCGTTTTGGTCTTGAACGTGCATCTGTAAAAGCCTAATCTCGGTTTTGGTTTCCTTAAAAGTATCTCGCAATGAGATTAGGCTAATTGTGACCCACATTAACAGCAAAATAGCTGTTACTAATAGTAACACCAGCGTACCTTTACCCTCACCGCTGATCCTGATCACAATATTCCTTTGTCCCATTGATAACCCGCGTTAGACCTTTTAGTAAATCGTCAAACTCTAAAAGTTGCTCGATTATAACCTGAATTTTAGAAAATACAAACCCCACAGGTAGCGGGGTTTGGCAAGTTAGGCGATATTCCGCCTATTTTTATCGACAATTATTTTGCAGGTCTTGGCTTTTTTACACTTCAATTTAGCATAAGTACCGCCTGCTGTTTTCTTTTTCTTGTAGATACACTTCGAGCCGTTTTTAGTGCAAATTTTACAATGAGTGCCTGAGCCGGAACAGTCCCAAATATATTTTGCTACCTTAACATCAGGTGTCGGCATATCTAAAAAGTTCGACTTCTTTTGCTTCTTGACGATATGACATCGACCATTCATATCACAGACAACACAATGCGTTTTACCACACTCCATATAGGATTTTGTGAACTCCGCCACCGGATCACTAACCGCCATAGCTGGTATTGCAAAAACCGCAAGCATCACGGTTAAACAGACCCAAATTTTACTGAATTGTTTTTTCATATTTAAATTCCTTTAGCAATTGCCGTCAAAACTAACCGGTGACGGCTACCGGTTAAACTAAACCCAAAGCAGCACTAGTAAAATAGCAGCTATCGACGCGCTTAACACGCCTACTAGTCGCGATCTAATTGTGTTCGGCTGACCTTTGATCGACTGTTTTGGTAAACAGCTGATCAGCATGACCGCGATAAAAGCTAATAGTATCGTGCTTGCGACAATAATCAAACTGTTAATAAATATATCCATTTAGACCACCTTTTTAAAATTAATAACAAGCGTTTCCCAAAGATCGGTTTTTAAAAACGGTAACGCTTCTGCTAAAAGCCCCTCTTGGAAGGTGGCTATTTTTATAAGCTCCCATCGGCTGACCATTAACCGGCTTTTAACGTAAAATTGTTGTCTAACTTGTTCATACCTAGTAAAAACAAACCAAAATAAAACAACCTTGTTTAACCGGTTAGATTCGTCGCAAGGTTTCTGTTGCTTTCTAGCAACAGACCATATGCCGACCGGCGAAAACAACCACAAAAAGAATAGTATTTTCATTAGAACATTCCCCAATAAGGATCAAGTCTTTTAATTTTCTTGATGATTAGTTCAATACTTATTTTATCGTCGCTTAACCCTTCCAACTCTAAAACAAGCGCTTTAATTTTAGCGCGTGTGGTGGCGGCTTCTGCTAGTTCAGCCTTCCAACTTTCAATCGTTGCGCAATCTGGTTGAAACATTATAGACCCCTCGCTATAGCCAGCGCGTCACGGATACATTTAGAACATATCCCTGCGCGGTTTAACTCGTGCCCGTGAACTTGAGATTCACACTTAGCACAATAGTAAACGCCGAAATGCTCAAACGACTTTTTGTTTTTACGTTTTAACTGTCTCAAAAAATTAGCTTTCGTTTTACTTGCCATCGTCGAAATACCCGTTAACGTTATAATCTTCCACTTTAACATTAGTGTACTTGCCTTTTGACTCTCGGGTTATTTCCCTTTCCAGAACTTCGACGATATCGTCATGCTCTGCGTCAACTGGCACGTCACCTAACGCCCAACCTGTACCGTTAGTATGTGTGAAAATAACACCTACTTGCGCGCGTTTCATTTGCATCAACCTCAACGTTGTCAGTGATTACAATGTGTTCAACGTCGTCAGCATCTGAACTTGCTAAAGCCGTTAACACATCGGATTTTTTACCTATTAACGGTTCCATCAATCGACCGTTAACCGTATAAGCAGCGTAATAATTATTGCCGCTCCCTTTTAGTTTTCGCATTTCTAGCATTTTTAATATTCCTCTGACATCCACACAAAACAATTTTAAAAAGCTTTGGTTTGTTTTTATGCCAATTAATAAGAGTTTGCTGACTAACGCCCGTTAGTCGCGTTACTTGGGCTAGTGATTCTAACCCCATGTCGATCGCTTGTTCGCTTGGTGTCATTTAATATTGACCTTCTAAGTTTTGCGCCTTGGTTAAATGAGTTGCGCGCTTTTTTTAAAGATATTCCCGATAAAAATAACTCTCTTTGAAATTCGCATTCCTCATTGAGATAACCGGCAATTATAAAATTTTGATGATGTTGGCGACTATTGGTCATAATCGCCGCCTATTATTTCGCTCTGAACAGATTGAAACGCTTCAATTTTAGCTTCCAGCAAATCAACTTTTTTAAAATTTAAACCCTTTGCTTGTTTGATCGACTCGTTGGTTAGATCGTTAATCTTACTTTGCAAAGCGCCTATTATTTTTTGTTTGTTCATCAAATCGCACCTTTTTCTGTAGTCAGTAAAATAATTATACTAAAACTATTTTAATTGTGCAACCCCTTGATGATAATTATTTTCAGCCTCATAACCTTGGTCGCGCATATATTGGTTAGTGGCTTGTGTCGCATCTGCTATTTGAGATTGAATGCTACCCGATTTGACATAAAGCACTGAGCGGTTGTTGCTTTCCTGCATGATAGCCCTAGTAGCTCGCCCTTGGTTTGTTAGTGCGGGGTGCTTAATGTAACCCTCTTGTTTTAAATAAATAGCCAGCATCTTACCACTAGGCGGCTTAATACCGTATTCGTTTTGTAATATTGTTCTGAGCGCTTGAACCGATAACCAGCTTTTTAAAGTACCTGCTTTGCCGCTGCTGATAGCCTCGCTAACGGCTTGATGTGGTGCGCTTTTGGATTCGTTGATAGCTTCTAAAAAACTGCTCGTTATAGGGGCTTTATCAGCGAGTGTTGCAGGGTTAAATTCGTCGGGGATCTTATAGGTGTCTAAAAAATGTGCGGTCTTAGCCCATCCATCTTGATTGTAAAACCAGTCAAACAAGTTGCTAAAATACTTACCGCCCCTTTGCATATCGTTTAAGGCTAGATCCTCAGTTTCTTGTTGTGCACAAAACAAAATAGCAAACCGGCGAGTATGATCAGTAACTTTCACAGCGTCCTTGTAATTGCTCATTAGTAGCCAATTAATGCACGTTTTAATCGTTAACTGATCAACGCCTTTTGCTTGGGTTTGTATTCTTGAATTACCAATGAAACGTTTTAACGCTGCCTCTGCTTGGTTTCTTGATCCGGTTTTAATTTCCTCTAATACAGCTAGCCTGTGATTTTTAATATAACTGTTAAATTTACCGCCGCTGTTACAAAAATCCTCGGGATCAACATCTTCAACGTGATCGTCACCGATACAGTAGGTCAGCACTCTAGCAATTAAACTTTTGCCGTTACCTTCAACACCTTGGATGAACGGCGACCACAGAAACTTTTTACCGGAATACTGGACGAACGCCGCCATCCAGCTAATTAGTATTTCAGCGTCTTGGTCGTTAGGTAACATAATTTTTATGTGATTGTAAAACGGGCTAGCATCGCCCTCGACCCGCAAGCCGTCTTGATTGACATATTCATTAACATAGCTACGGCCGCTATCCTCGAACACTGTGCCGAACTCATATTCAGGTCGATAAGCCCTGTCGTAAACTTCCGCGCGCGTCATATCTGGCGCTGTTACGTAAGCTTTCCACGCTTCTTTTATTGGCTTGCCGCCGAACGCCTCTAAAAATTCAACGGTCGAATACATGTTGTTATATTCGGTTTGACCCCTGACAACGCCGTCAGGACAAAAAACCTTACTGTTACACGTCATAAAATAATGACCTGCAAAAAAATTAGGCCGTTCCTCATAAGCAAGCATTCTCGATCCACCATTAGCTTTGACAGTGGTGTCGTGGACTATGTGCTGTTCTGGTTTCCACTCTTGCCTTGCCGCCTCTTTAGCGGCTATTTGTGACCCGTAGACGTCACGACAGCCGCGCACAGCGTTTAATATGGTGTCGCGTCTATAATCCTTGCGGTTTTCCCATTTGTCACGCACAAGGCCGGATTGACTCATTAATCGCTCGATACGTTCGCAATCTTTACCCGTCCAAAACGCTAGGTGATTACATAAAGCCTGATCCGCGCTGGATCGATCAAAATCATCTTCGATGTTGGTTGGTGGGAAAACCACACCTAATTTTTCAACGTTACAATCCCATAAATCGGCGGCGCTAACTTTAGTGCCAAATACTTGAGCGGCGCTGGTTGATTCTTTCATTCTTTTGATCAAGGCTTTATCGGTTTTTAGCGGTTTACTCTCGGGTACTGGTTCCGTTGTCCATTCTAGCGTGTTGTCGATTGTTTTAGGCGGGAAATAGTAATTAACAAACGACGGTAACAAGTGGCTAGCGTCAAAGCTGGCATCACCCATAGCGCCGATACCGGTTAAAGCAACAAAGCGATCACTCGTGTAAAACTCTAAGCCTAATGGTATATTTTTTTTACGGTGATCAGCGTGGTAACCTGTGCCTGTACCGAAAATATGCAACCCCTTTCCGCTATGGCTAATTTCCACGGCGCAACCAGCAAAATAATTAACGAAGGATTGAGCGTCATTTGTCCAGCTTCCATCGTCGTTGGTGCAATTATCAATGTCAAAAAACCAAAACGGATCGTTATTGGTAAACACAAAGCCAACACCAAAAGTTCGACCAAGGTTATTAGCAATTGCTAAAGCGTCAGCCGCGCTAAACCATATTTTAGGGTCATGCGCGTTATGTGAATATAAAGTGTTTGGGTCTAATGTTATTTTATCAAATTTGTTCGGGTTTTTCTTATTAGGTACTGCCTGCCAAATTACAAACTGGTTATAGTTTGCAAGCGGCATCAAAGCCGTTGGTATTTGATTCATATTAAACGCCTATTGATTCTAATGCTTTTTTCTTTAGAACTCGATCCGCTTTTTTAGCGATGGGATCACCGGTCACTATACCCTCGGCTATTATCTTTAAATGCTCACGTCTCAACGCTTCTCGCATGATGGCGTTTTTGAGTTTGTTAACACTTTTAAAATAAACGGTTATTAGCGTCGGGCTTGTTCCGCTAAACTCGGCAATGTGATCGCGGTTGAATTGATGAAAACCGTACTTTCCGGCGGCTTGTACTGCCGCATCTAACAATTGCGTTTTCCTCGCGCTAGGCTTCATTCTTCTAGGTTTCATTAATTAATACTCGATTGTACTGTTATTATTCGTTTCATTCTAACCCCTTGTTGACAATGGTGTCAATAACTCTAGCTTGAGCCACAGCCACAAAATGACGGTCGAGATCACAGCATTTAAACTTTCGGCCTTCCATTAGCGCGGCAACTGCTGTTGTTCCTGAGCCGACGAACGGATCAATCACGGTTTGTTTTTTTCGGCTGCTATTTCGGATCAACCTTCTGATTATTTCGAGCGGCTTAACAGTCGGGTGACCATATAGTTTTTTATCTTTCACATTCATGGGATGCTTAAACAAAGTGCAAGCGTCTGAATGCGTTTTAGGCATGCAGTAGCCCGACTTTCTAAAATACAAGCAATACTCTTTATCACTCATCCATTTGTTATGGTACGTCGGCGGGGTGTTTGGTTTATACCACACAATAATATCGAACGAGCATTTCAATTGACCAACAAAATAATTTAAATACATTGGTATTTGCGCCTTGTTGCACCAGATATAGCAATTAATCTTGCCGCCTTGAATTCTAGGTATTTCTTGACACCAATCTAAACCGGCGCATTTGTCGATGTTTAAATCAGTTAGATCTGATTGACTTGCGTTCAACGCCAAGGCTAACGGACTGTTACCGCCCGCCTTAGTGTTTTTAATATCATAAGGCGGATCGGTAACTATCAAATCAACGCTGTTTTTACCTAGCGATTTTAAAAATGTTATTGCGTCGTTTTGTTCAATCATTGATAAACGCCCCAATGCCGCCCATTGATACAACTAGGTTAATAAAATTCAATTGCGCTTGTTCGTGCTTGTTGTTCGGTTTAAATTTCCATCCCTCTTTTTTACACTCGTAAGCAGTAAACACGCCGACAGTTTGACCTACCATGTCAGGTGTTATTAAAACGGGAGTTATGCCGATCAAATCACTTGATTTATATAGCTGGTTGACGGCTTTGGATTCGTTACAAAGACCATAGCGAATATAGTTGCCATAGTCGTCAGAATAAGCGCCTACGTTATTACGCCAAAGCCTCGCGCCTTTTTTACTTTCTTCTAGTTGCTTTTTTTGCTGGATCGCCGCTTCACTTTTCATTGCTTAGTTTCCTTTGTCTGATTTGCTCACATTGCACACATAACGCAGAAAAAAACTGCATGCGCTCGTAAGCTTCAAATTTTTTAAACCTGTGGACATTTAAGATCCAAGACGAACACACATTCAACTGTTCTATAGTCTCGCATGATCTTATAACACTAATGACTTTTTTAAATCGTTCATTACTCATCGTCTTTCATCCATATAACAATCATCGCAAAGATATTCACCATTATTGTTTTGCATACCAGCTTCATCATCAAAACACTTTTGACAAGCTATTCCAAAATCAGGCTTTTCATTCTCTAACCAATACCAAACGCTATGAGATGTTGATTCCGCTAATTTCACACATCGATTAAATTTTTTACGACCATGTGTTTTAATAGCATCTTCAACTTTCGTTATCGTTTTAATATACGATAGCTCGTTAACCATCAATAAATGGCTCGCTATTGGTGATTCGCCTTTTAGCAAGCTGTGTTCAATATTTGCATCCACATTGCCAGCAAAAGGGCTTTCGATTATTACTAGTTTCATAAATAAACCTCTCTGTCTCTTAAAAAACTTTCTATTTTTTCTATTAAAATTACAGCGTCCTTTTCAACTAACGCTTGAGCGCTTAAAACGTCAATCTGAAAACGCCAGTAAAAAAACTTGTGGCTTTGTGATTTAGTGTAGCCCTGTGATGAGTGATAACCGCCGACCCATCTTATTAACTCACGAAGTTTTTTTTGCGTTTCTTGTTTTTTTGCGTGTTTGTTTAAAACACCAACTTGCGCGTTACCATTTAAACCCCGTGGCATTTTAGGCGCACCGTCTATTTTAGCGATTTCGCCGCGCATTGCCTTTAATACTTCGGGGTCAAGTTCTTGTAAATCACCGTCGACTTGCTCGGGTGTCGCTCTGCTTTGTGGCTTGTTAACTTCACCGCAATAAGGGCAAGCAATATAAAAAGCCTCATATTTGCCCGTACAACCCGAACAAGTTTTAAGCGGTATTAAATCGGGGTCGTGCTTGTTGCGTTTTGACTTTTCGCGTCGATCAAGTGTCCACACTCTTTCCTTATCTGGCAACCCGTGACGGTCAACGTTACCAACATGATCGATAATGATCCCGTACTCTTTACCGTCCATTAATCTCAAAACTCGACCGAACTGTTGAACGTAAAGCCCGTAACTTTGTGTTGGTCGAGCAAAGCTAACAACCTCTAGCGCTGGTAAATCAAAACCCTCGCCAAACAGATCAACGTTAACTAGCTGTAATATTTCTCTGTTTCTAAATTGCCTTAATATTTTAGCACGTTCAGTAATTGACGTTTCGCCGGTAACTAACTTGGCCGGAACGCCAGCGTCATTATATTTTTGAGTCAGTTCTTTTGCTGTTTCTATATCGACAGCGAAAGTGATCCCTAATTTATTAGGCGCTATTCTTAAGTAGTGACTAACTACGTCGCCTAGAATTTTTGAACGCTTGAAACGCTCTTTTGTTTCTTTCGGGCTAAACTCACCCTTGCCGGTAATCTTGACGCCTTCCATATTAAGATCTGACGGCGGCGCAAAAATTCTATAATCAGTTAAATAGCCACGGTTGATCAACTCTCTCATTGTGGCACTAACAACCATTTGGTCAAACAATCCGTCGTGATGACGACCTAAACCAAGACCGTCAGCCCGTAACGGTGTTGCTGTAACGCCTAAACCTTTAGCGTTAGGGAAAAGATCGCACGCTCTACCCCATTCGTTACCGTCAACAATATGATGCGCCTCGTCAGTAACCCACAAAGTTACTTGCTCGCACCATGATTTTAAACTTGCTTGTCGTGACAGTAATGTTTTAACCGACGCAACAGCGCATTTTGCAACAGGGTTATAAAATTTTCGTCCGGTTTCCTCAATGTGGGTTTTGATTATTTCGGCAATCGTTGTATTGTTAGCAATTATGTTATGCTCTACGCCGAATTTTGCTAGTGATAATGATATTTGACCGACTAACTCGTTACGATGAGCGATAGCGCAAACTTTACCAATGTGATCATTAACCACCTTACCCATTAAAACGGTTTTACCGCTACCGGTAGGTGATACTAGCAATACATTTTTAACGGCTTGCCAAGCTTTATTAATATCGTATTCGCTGGCTAGTTGGTAATCCCTTAACTGCATTTAATATATAACTCACCGATTAATTTTTTAGCTTTGTCTAAATCGTTTTTTAAACCTGCGATTTGATTACCTTTATCAATTAAGCTACGATCAAACCGGTCATGTGCTTCATTTAGTCGATGAATTTGTCTCTCTAGTTCTTGTTTTTTCATTAAATTATTATTATAAGCCATGTTAATATCAGCCATCAAACGATCAATTGTAACGTCGCCTTTATATACTGCCAATCTTAATTCTCCCACGGGTGTAGGTATATCTCTTAATATCAACGGCATGTGTTCTGCCATGAAATTAAACATTTCCGCGTTAACGTTCACCATCATTATATCCACTGTTATTTAATTTGAACGAACATGATATTTCTTGTTGACAACTTTGTCAATAGTGTTATTATTTTGATTGTCAATAACAAACCAATAGGTGAAAAAACAATGAGTAACATAAGTATAACCTTACCCCTAGACAATAAAGAAGCCTTACAACGGGCTTCCGATATGTTGATGGGATTAGCTAACGACCTAACCGGTGAAACGCTGGGAATTAAATCAACGGTTGAAGAAACAAAACCCGCCGCTAGCGTTAAAAAAGAAACTACTAGCGATAACGACGAGTTACCTTTAGACCACATCGACACTAAAGGCTTACGATGGGATGATCGAATCCACGTAGCAAGTCGCGCTATTCTAAAAGACGGCTCTTATCGTCTAAAAGGTAAGGCGACGCCGGAATTAATTGAGCAAGTAAAGCAAGAGCAACAGGCGATGCAAGCCGCCGCCGACGCTGCTAACGGCGAAGCTGCACCGGAAGGCGCGCTTGAGTTTGAAATAGGCGCTAACGGCGAAGCTGCACCGGTCACCACGCAATCAAACATAGCTAGTCAGGTTTTAGGTAATAACACTACTCAACCTGAGCCTACGCCCACTAATGACGAGCCTTTGGATTTCGCATCGCTGGTACAATCAATAACTGCTCGACAAGCACAGAAAGCCGAATTTTCCAGCATTGTCGACGCTGTTCTAGCTGAAAACAACGTTAACGGTTTAACGTCTCTTTTGAGCTATCCTGATTTAGTGCCGGTAATCGGTAAGCGTTTGGATGAGTTATGGCAAGACTAAGACCAAGCGCTAGCCATACGTTTTATTACTGTGCGGCTAGCGTACAATCTCAAGAGCGACACCCTCAAGCCGACACCGACGACACGTTGGAAGGCACGGCGGCGCACTGGGTAGGCTCCGAGTGTTTAGAATCATTTAAAGCTAATAAAGCGCAGGGTATTAAAATACCTTTCGACTTTATCGGATCAACAGCGCCTAACGGCGTTGTAATTGACGAAGGAATGGCCGATTCTGCTGACACTTATGTTAACAGCGTTTTAATGATTTGCGGCGAGCGTGGTTTGCTCCAAAAATTAAACATTGAAAAGCATGTTAAAATACCACGGGTTCACCCGACTGAATGCGAAGGTACACCCGACGCTAATATTTGGGACGAGTCCACTTTGACGCTTGACGTTTGGGATTTTAAACACGGTCATCGAACTGTTGAAACACGATTTAACCCACAGCTAGTTTGTTACGCTGTCGGCCTAGTCGATCTTTACACTGGCGGCAAATTCGATCCGAATTTAGTTACAATTAATTTTAGAATAGTTCAACCCAGATCGATGCACGTTGACGGTGTAGATCGTTGCTGGTCAGTTAAACTAGTTGAAATTATACCAATGCTAGAACGATTGATCAGTCAAGGCGCTAAGGCTCTAGGTGATAATCCCGAGGCGGTAACGGGTAATCATTGCGCTGATTGCTCCGCATTGCTTCACTGTCAGGCAGCAATTAAGGCTTCAATGAACGGTTTAGATTTTGCTGGGACTATTGGGTTTGTGGATATTGAACAACACAATTTAAAACCTTATCGTGAACAGTTAAAACGCGCGCATGATATAATTAGAAAACAATTATCATCCGTTGAATCTGAAATTGAAGCACTGATCGAAAACGGTCAACAGGTCTACGGTTTAACGTTAGATAACAAGCGAGGATCGTTAAAATGGTCTAAACCTGAAAATGAAATTAGAGCGCTTGCTAATCTAATGAAAGTCGATTTATTTAAAGATAAACCGATAACGCCGAACCAAGCAAAAAAGTTAATTTCACCAAAAATTATTAAGCTTTACTCTCAACCATCTGTCGGTAAAAAAATTATTGTCGACGTTGAAACAACCCGCGCATTTAAAGTTTTTAGCGCAAAACCAAAAGGTAATACACAATGATATACGAAGATAAATACGTTACTGTCACGGGGATCGTCGTTTGGGACGGTTTAACTAATCCTGACACTAATGATAACGGAAAGCTAAAACATTCTTGTAAAATAGTTATCCATCCACAATCACCCGAGGCACAAGAGGCGATGCAGCTAGCGACTAACGAGCTTAACAGCGGCGAGTTTAAAGGTGTATTACCTAACGGTGGCCGGTTCGCTCTTACTACTGCTGACGCCTCTGAGTTTAACGGAATGTTCCCTAATTATTATGTGATGAACGCCGGAACATATAACGGTTTACCGCAAGTTTTTGACGCTAATGGTGCGGTAATACCCGCAATGCAGTTGAACCAAATTTTATATGCTGGTGCACAAGTTGAATTGCTTGTTCATTTTTATTCCTATAACAATAAGTCTAAAGGTGTAGCAGCAGGTTTAGACGGTGTTAAAATCATCGACTCAACAACCCCTAGATTGCAGTTAGGCGGCGGCATTGATGCGTCTAAAATTCTAGGTGCTGGTGGCGGTGGTAGTCCAGTTAATCAACAGCAAATGCCGCAACAGCAAATGCCGCAACAGCAAATGCCGCAACAGCAAATGCCGCAACAGCAAATGCCGCAACAGCAAATGCCGCAACAGCAAATGCCGC